TATTGAATGGATAAAGAAACGGCGGCAATGTTTAGGGATTTATTGCGAATAGGGAAAGTTTGCAACACAAAACTCCGTACCGCTCGCGTGGAATTTCCAGACACTACAGATTCGGAAGGCAGGCCTATGGTAAGCGGGGAACTTCAAATATTGCAGCATAAAACCCATAAAGATAAAGAATACTGGATGCCCGACATTGGCGAATTGGTGCTTTGCATATTTTTGGGAAACGGAGCGGAGGCGGGCTTTATTTTAGGCGCGGTATTCAACGAAAGGGATTTACCGCCCGAAAATTGCGAGGGCAAATGGGTTAAAGAATTTGAGGACAAAACTAGATTTGAATATGATAGAACCGCGCATAAATTGGATATAAAAGTAAATGGAGATACTTCTGTATTTTTGGCAAAAAGCGAAGAAGCAGAGGCAAACCTAAATATAATAATTGACGGCAAATCAGACATTAAATTAAATAACGATGCAAAAATTCATATTGCAAAAAATGAGGATATTGGAGGAAATTTAACCGCAATAATTGACGGCGATTCAGATATTACCTCAAATGGGGATATAAAAATTCATATTGCAAAAACGGATAATGATAGAGAATTAGAATTATCATTGGAAGGCAATGCAAAAATTTCCGTAAGCGGTAATGTAGATTTGAGTGTTGAAAAAAACAAAACGACAAAAATCAGCGGAAGCGAAAATATAGAAATCAAAGGGGATATAAATTTAGAATGTAAGGGCAACGCAAATGTAAAAGCCAAAATAGTCAATGTGGATAGTGGAGATGTGAATTTAGGCACCGCCGCGAGCGTGAAAGTTCTTCACGAAAAAAGCCCTTGCCCCGCGTACGGAATATTTCACCTATTACCTTCAAGCACAACCAAAACGGCATTATAGGAGAATTTTAATTATGGCATTAGACGCGGATAGTATGAGCGACCGAATCGTAAAGAACCTTCAAGANGTGAAGTTAGCGGCAGAAGATACAGCCTTGCTAAAGAAATTAACAAAGGCTTACTGCGATGGAATTATAGACGAATTAAAAGAGAATGGAGTAATAACCAGCAGCAATATAACCGTTGCAGGCACAGGGTTGGCGGCACCCAATGGCCCGGTAACAGGAATGGCAACAGGAACTTTAAGCGATGGGAAAATAGCGTGATTGGAAGCATAACAAGTTCAATAGATTTAACGAGTGCCTCAAACACCGCAAGCAATTTATTAAACAACATAAAAGACATAGCGATTGCGAAAATTAGCTCTATTTTGCCATTTACAGGATTCATAGGAGATAAGAAAAAACAAATTCTATTTATGGCAAGCGGCCTGTCTGTGCGAACATTTAAAAACATAAAACGCAAAACAAAGGCGCAATATGCAGAGCATCAAGTTCTTTACAGCAAGCCTGTTTCGGAATTTACAGGAATGNCATTGGACGAAAAAGAATTTGAAATAGTTTTGCACGGTGGTCTGGGAGTTGAGCCATTGATTGAAGTTGAGAATTTAGAAAGTATGGCAGCTTCGGGAAAACAGCAGCCTATTTTTCTTGAAGGCAAATTTCAAGGGAATTTTTTACTTCAAGATGTGGATAGCGAGACAACGCATTGGCACCAAAACAGGCCTATTATTATGATTGTGAATTTAAAATTAAAAGAATATGTAGAGAGTATTCCAACGGAGGCACAAATGAAAATGAGGGCAGACGAATTGAATAGGGGCGCGACTGGATTGGGCGGCCCGGAGAAATTACCGGGCACACCAACGGAAGCGGTAAAAAAACTTAGAGCTATGGTACTTTAATATGGATTATGAAATACTAGGCAAGCCATTAACGGAAATTGAAATAGGCGCGACAGGCGTACGCGCTATTATGCAGAATGTAAAGACAATTTTAGGCACGTGGCGCGGCGAAGTATTTTTAAACAGAACGTTTGGTATAAATCCAGAAATAATAGACGCGCCCATAAATTCGGTGGCCGCTAGTATGATTGCCGATGTTACTTTGGAAATAGAGAAACAAGAACCGCGATTTAAAGTAACGGCTATTACATTGGAGCCTAGCGAGGCGGGCGATGGCAGACTTATTCCGAAAGTTGTCGGGCATATTCGCGAGGGAGTTTTATTGTAGGAGATTTTATGGCCATTGATACAAAATTTGAAAATGCGCTGGGAAATGCTTTAAGCAATGTAGGGATTAACGTAAATAATTCGGTTATTTCAGCTATTGCAAATTTTATGCAAACAGAGCTTAAAAGCCTAAGATTCTATACGTTGCCCGATGCTGTATTTTTGGAAATGAACACAGCCGAGGTTGAAAAGAGCGTAATTACTTTTTACGAGGGGATAACAAACACAACCCTCTATCCCGCAGACCCGGTAAGATTATTTTTAGGAACACTCGCGGTTATCATAGCCCAGCAGAACGCGGAACTAGACTATAAAAATAAAATGAATTTATTAAGATATTCCAAGGGTGTATTTTTAGACCATTTGGGGGCGTTCCTGCACGTCTTTAGGCTTGACGAATTTCCAACAAAAACAACGCTAAAATTTTCCTTGCAAGAGGCAAGGAACGTTAATACAACCATTCCGCAGGGAACCCGCGCCACCGCAGACGGAAAAATATTTTTTGCAACCGATTCTATTTTGATTATTCCAGCGGGGGAGCTATGCGGAAAAATAGCGGCAACCAGCCTAACTTATGGAATTGAAGGCAACGGAATAGCAATAGGCGAAATAAGCAAATTAGTGGATTTAGTTCCCGGCATAACAGCCGTTGAAAATACAGAATTGACAACAGGCGGCAGCAACGTGGAGGACGATGAAAGTTTCCGCCAGCGAATACATTTAGCCCCAGCAATGTTTTCAACGGCGGGCAGCACCCTAAGCTATGAATATTGGGCTTTGACGGCGCACGGTAATATAAGCGATGTGTCTGTAGTTTCCCCATTGCCCGTAGTAATAAATGTATTTGTAATGCTTAAAGGCGGTGTTATTCCCGATGCAGACGGAGCGGAAATAAAAGCGGTTGTGGAAATTTTAAATGAAAAGCAGCATAGGCCGCTTTCGGATTTTGTCGCGGTTTATCCGATAAATCACGAGCCTGTGGATTATTCTATTGAATGGTTCATAACTTCCAGCCAAGCAACGCAATTCAACGAAATAAACGAGAGGGTAAAAGAAGCCGTAAAAAATTATGAAGCGTGGCAGGTTGAGCGAGCGGGCAGGGATATAGTACCGGATAGATTGATTAAAATGTGCCTTGAAGCGGGTGCAAAAAGAGTAGTTTTAGATAACCTGTATTTTACCCATATTGACAAAAGTAGCGTTGCGAATTTTATAGAGAATCCCGATAGAATTATTTTTGGCGGGGTAGAAAGTGAATAAGCGCAAATGCTGTAGAAAAAATTTCCGCAAAGCCGAAATGATACTATTTCACTTTAAATGGTTTTGCAAAAAATGTTATGAGGTAGAGAAAAAAGAGTGGGGGGATAATGGTTAAATTCAGTTTTAACGATTTATTGCCTCATAGCATAAAAGACGACCCGAAAATAAAAGCCGCTTCGGAATGTTTGGATATGCTGTTTGAAAAGCATAATGATAGGGTTAAAAACCAGCTTATATATTCCCGCATTGACGAGCTAGACGAACAAACATTAGACGACATCGCGTGGCAATGGAATTTAAATTATGATAATGGCTATAGTTTATTAGAGACCATTGAAGAAAAACGCGAGCTGGTAAAATCGGCGTTGCAACTGCATAAATATCTAGGCACGAGGTGGAGCATAGAGAGGGCAGGCAAAATTTTAAATATGCCTATAGAAATAATTGAATGGTGGGAAACCAAGTACGAGACAACTTTACAGCCGGGCGAGTTTGATGTTTTTGTTGACGCAAATCAAAGAGGCGTTTCNGATAAATTCTATAGCGATGTAATAAATTTAATAAACTCTTTGAAAAATGCCCGGTCGCATTTGCGAAGAATACAAGCGATAATATCTATTAACGCTAATTTATTTATTGGCTCGGCTTGTATTTTAGGTGGCATAACAAGAGTAATTTCGGAAATTCCAAAAGAAATAGAAATTAAAATGGATAAATATATTGGTTTGGCAAGCCAGCAGGCTATAGTAAGCTACGTTTATCCCGATAAATCCGTAAATACGCAAATTAAAGTTAATAAGCGAATTGGGGCTATATTTTATTCAGCATATACAACTAGTGTTTTTCCAGATATGAGTTCAGAAGTTCCACCACAACAATAGGAGTGTTAATAATGGCAGAAGTTCAAAGGTTCAGAAGTGTTTTTACGCC